TCCACGTCAGGAAAAATAGCTTTATAAATATCAAGCTCCATAAGATTCCTTACCTTTCTTCCAAAACGCACAGCCAATTCCGCTGTATGGGTTGTTTGGATAATTTTTAGGGTAGGAGTCTTACCTATTAACCATGCCGGTAACAAGTAACTTGCAAACTCAGACTTCGTATGTCGTGGTGGCATATTAACAATGATCCGTGAACCAGGGTTCTTGGCCAATTTCTCAAATTTTTCTGCAACTTTTTTGTGATGATCGCCTTCAATAAATCCATCGTACACATGTTTAACAAAAGCCATGAAGTTATCTTGAGCTTTTGCCCTGATAATTAAGTTTTTCTTAGCTTGCTCTAAGGCTAAGACTTCACGTATCACTTCTTCTGGTGCATTGAACATGGGACTAATATAACGGATTCTCAATATATATCAAATTATATGTTCAAAACACTACATACCTGTGCTCTGTAGAAAAAAGGGGCCCGATTTTGCTTGGTGGGGGGTCGGTGCAAGGCAAATATATATTTGCCTTGCTACTTAAGTACCTAAGCCCGATTTATTCTACCTCTAATCCTTCTAGTGCTAACTTAACACTTAACCTGTTATAACTTGCACCGTCAGGAGTTTTGCCACCTCTTAAATAATAATAGATTGTATTAGTTGCTTTTTGTATTCCCTTTTCTTTTATTAAAGCAACAAATAAAGGGTAATATGTTTCGTCATTACTTAACCATAATGAAACGTTCCAAGCGTTCCAACTTCTATGACCGTTAAATGTTTTCATAATTCTAGCTTTCTATATTAAGGGGCGCTTTAATACGCCCCTTGTTATTGGTTATACTGTTACCTTAGTTGGGAACGTATCAATTAATCTTTTCATTTCTTGAAGTTCAGGGCTAAACCTATTAATTTTTAAGGCTTTTCTAGTATGTTCTTTTACTATATGTTCGGCAACTATAGAAGATGTCATGGTAATATTAAGATTGTCGCCTTCGATACTGTCATGTAATTCTAACAATGCTTTGGCATCTTTTAACAATGCATTGTTAACTTTAATTTTAGCGTTAAGTATTTTATTCTCTTCTATTGCTTTTACAAAAGCATCTATATTATTTTCATTGCTTTGTAATTGTTCGGCTTTTAAGTTTACTTTGTTTTTCATAATTCTAGCTTTCTATTTATATAAGGCTTGCTTTATTGCTCCTTAATATACCTATATTAATACCACGCTTTACCATTAACACCTAATTAATAATGCATTATTTTAATCTTTTTTAAAAACTAGGCAAAAATTTTGCCTAGTGATTAGCAGCTAATAAGCAGCTAATGAGCAGCTTTACCAGGAACATATACCAGGAACATATATATATATTACTTTGTTTATATTAAGTTAGATTGATAAACCACCCGACCCGATTTATCCCGACCCGATATCCCGACCTGGGTTCACGACCCGACCCAGGTCCCGACCATAAAAAAAGGCCGACCCGAAGGCCGACCTTTTAGCTAGAAATTTTTAAAAGTTAGTAGGTAACTATTTCTAAATGGTTAGCCATCCATTCTTCATTCAGCCCTTGCTTTTTAAGTTTGTCTTTAACTTGAAAATTAAAAGCAATCTTAGGATACTGCTTTATAAATTCAGGTGATGCGTATACAAGTTCAAGATTATCAGTGAGTTCTTTTATGTATACATCTCCATACTCATAACTTCCATATGTATTATCAGATTTTGCAGCAGTGTAAAATCTAACGTGTTGGTTTTCTTCAGGCAATTTAGTAGTATACGCTCTTAACACTTGACTAACAAAAGTTCCCTTTTGAAAGGTAGCATATGGGTTTTCTATTTTTCTAGTTTTATTCATTAAGTTCTTCATTTTGTTCTCCATTATTATTGTTGACATTATATATATCTTAATGGTAATATATGGTATTGTCAACAATAATAATAAATAAGGAGAAAAAAAAAATGGGCGACAGAGTATCAATACAATTCGCAAACGAAGACATGGAATGGGGCGGTAAAAGTGTTGTTTTGTTTCATCATTGGGGAGGACGTAAATTCGTAGACTTTGCGACTGCTTGGGCTTTTGAATTTAAAAAAGAAATGAAAAAATTTGCAAAAAGCAAAGGTAATGACCCAACAACTAGACTAGAACCTAACAACGTGATGCTTCAATTTATTAAAGCTATGTCAATTTATAAACATAGTGATGCTTTTAAGTATAGTTATTTTGAAGACGGAGAGCATAAACATTTGGAAGACTTAATGTGCTATTCTATTTATCTTGGTAAAGATGAGAATGATGGTGATAATTCAGACAATGGAAACCACGTAATCGAACTTAGTTAGTTCGATTGCGCCAGTCGTTCCAAGACCTGGGGCGACTGGGGTTCCGAGCTGTCCCAAGTTTTACACTTATCCAAGCATAAATTTTCCAGGTATAAATTATTTAAAGCTGCTTCAAAGCTGCCCCGACCCAGATCCCGACATAAAAAAACCCCCGACTCTTAATCGGGGGTTTTTCTTGGAGAAACTAAAGTTCTGCTTGGAAGTTACAATCTCCATACTCTTCAACACATTCTAAAATTTGTTCCCCTAATTGAACACGGGCATACCATTTTAAAATTTCTTTTACTCTTAATGGATGCCACCCGAATTCTTCGGTAAGCATTTCATCATTATAACCATCCCGTGTTTTAAAAAATTTATCAAGCTTGTTGCGTATGCGATTGTTACCTAATTGCAAACTACACTCTTTAAGACCTTTTTTAATATTAGATAAATCCTCGTCTGTAAAACAATATTCAAGATGAGTGTCAGGAGGTTGTCCTACTACTCCAAAAAAATCGGCATCATCGCTTGATTGAACTGCAAACATAAACTTGCCTTCTATATCTCCATGATAATATCTACCCATTTGCTTTCCCTTCAAATCTATAAGTCATACATAAACCTATTAACTCTTCACGACTTAAATTGCTTAGGTAATCCCAATGTTTAAGTTTTTGATTAAAGCGTTCGTCTTTAGATTTCTCTTGGTCAATCGCTTTGTTTAGTGCTTTTTCTCCGTTAGTCATTATTTTTCTCCTATTTTGTTGTTGACATTATATATAGTCTAATGGTATATTATGGTATTGTCAACAAATAAAGGAGAATAAAATGACTATACTACGCTTTAAATCTTCAGATAAACTGAAGAAACTTGCTTCAGAAACTTTGTGTCGTAAGGAGTTTCAAGTGCCTTATCAAAAGAAAACCACAACTAAAAAACTTTTTTGGTTTGTAAAAGATAGTGGTATCTATTTAATGAACGGATGGGGTAACCAAGTTGCAGAAGACAATGTCGTCGTTTATGCTAAAGGTTATGAACCCGAGTCTGACGATTGTTGGGAAAGATGTCGTGGGGCAGTTGGTGGAGACGACTTTGGAGAAGGATTAACAATGAGTAAAGATATGTTAACACGATTAGTTGATGGTGGGGACATGATTTTGCGTGTAAAAGGAAAGGGCTTAGAGTGGGAAGCATGACCCTAACCTCTGAACACAACATAGAAAAACTGTTGGGGAGGCTCGAAAGAGTCTCTTCAATATGTAACGAGATTGCGCCTGGCACCTGGGCTTTTGATTATTGGGAAAAAGTTAAAGATAAGCTGCAAAAAGAAAAGACCCGATTGCTGCATTAACCCCGACCCGACTACCCAGAATTCTGGGTCAGATTGTTGACACTTACTGGCCCCGAGCGGCTTAGGCCGTTAGCCCCGAATATTTCTCTGTTCGGGGCTTTATTTTTCCAGGCATCAGCTGCCACTCATCCTGGTAAGAAGCTCAAGTGATGACAGTACCTGGTTCTCTCCATTGTCCTGGCCCCGACCGGTTTTGGTTCCCGAACTTGAACCCGACCCGACCCGGTCCCCGACTACATCGAGCATAGTCCCGAATAGTCCCGACCAATCAGAACCCGACCACAGACAAGGGACCACTAATCCCGACCCAGAGATTGAAAGACCATTGTCCTTTAACCCCCGACCTTGTTCCCCCCCAAACAAATATAGGTTGGTGCTTGAGAGTACCTCAACCAAGAAAAAACTAACACCTCCCGACTTGTGAAGGGCGTAATTCCAACCTATTTGACCCGAACTTATATTAATTCGGTTAGTTTTGGTTACTTTTAGTTCTAACCAAAATGGTAATCCTTCTGCACACACAAACACATCTGGAACACCTTCTCCGACTCTATTTTCTATCCTCGTTGGAAACCAATGTGTCGGCATTTGTATTTTTACTCGATTCCAAAAGAGGCTCTCTGGTTTTTTTGTCATTTACTTCCTCATATTCTGCATCTACAAACATTTGTGGATTAGATTGTCTTAATTCTTTAAGTCGGTTTTCTATTTCATCCCTGCTCATATTTTCAATAGCATGATAATGATTAGTTTCTCTTCTATCTATAGTTAACCCACCAAGAGCTGAACGAATTCTTTCCGCATTTATACTCGCTGAAAATTGTCCGTTTTCTGCAGCAGAATCCGATAATTCTTTAAATCGTTTCAGTTGTCCCAAAAGTGTAACGCCATATTTCTTTTCTCGTTCTTCTCTTAATTCTTTTATGTAATCAGAAACATGAGGAAAATTAGAACTGTCTAACAATTTATGAGCTTGAATTTTACAGATACCATTTACATCTGAATAGCCTGCAAGTCTAGCGCACTGGGCATTAGAATGCGTTCCATCCACGTAATGGCGTGCAAATTCTTTTTGTCTATTTGTTAGTTTACGATTATGAGATTTTTCAATCTCTGCAGCTTTATTTTCTATTTTTTTCATATACTATATATACACCCTAAATATATATATGCAAAAGTAAAACAGAAAGTTAGTTTTTGCCCTCGCTCTAAAGTGTAACGAAACACCCCTTTTTGCTACGAACTGTAACGAGTACTGCTACGAGTAATAATCAACTTTATTCAATTAAATCAATGGTTAATGAACCATGCAACACGACTCGTTACACTTTTACACTTTTTTACACCCAAATTTTCTTTTTACAACACAAAAATATATTTGACCAGTATATAGAGCAACAAACGAAAACACTTGCATTATCATGGTTAATCATGGTACACTATTAATAGTGTTAATTAAAAAAGGAGAATGATGATGATAACATTAGAAAAACAAAAACCTTATTTAGCATCGAGGGCTAATGACTGGGAAAAAGAAGAAAACAGTATAGATAGTGATATTTTTTACGATAAATATAAACCTATTACTGAACCTTCTACAGATATGGTAAGATGTTTTGAAACATATGACGAAGATTTAGAGTATGTAAAAAAGCAACCAAACAATAAAATTTGGACAGTAATTGATACCGAAGGACAAACTATTATTTGTCAAGGATATCATTTTGTTAATCGTATGCACTATATGGTTGCGACTGTTCCTTATAAAGAAGACGACAAAGATTTTTTTATTGATTGGGTAGATACGGTACAATGCCATAGATGTGATATTCATGCAGACAATAAAGAAGATTTACTAAGACATTTTTTTCATCGTAATGATACATGGTGGGAAGACGAGGATTATGAGATTGTATGCAGAACGTGTCGTGATGAAATGAAAGAGGAGAACGAAGATGAGTAGAATGAAAGATTGGCTTTTAGAACATGAAGAGGCTTTTGGTGGTGCGTTAGAAACAAATCCTAAAAATCTGGGAGAAGTTTTGAATTATATGTACGACCAGATGCAAGTAGTAGATGACTCTATAGTACGATGGTTATGGGATGAGTACAGTCATGGAGAGATAAAAGAAGAGTGGGAGGGAGAAAATGCCTAGATTTAGAAAAATGACAAAATTAGTTCAACCCACACAAAAGTGTTATTTAACCGTAATGTGGGGAGAAGACCCAAAATTAGCAGAAAACGAACCCCAACTATATACGTTTAATTCTGTTGAAGAAAGAAATGCTTTTTGCAAAGGAGCAATAGAAGCGGATGGTTGGTATGGTTCTGATTGGAAGACCCATGAAGAACCAAAAACCTTTAAAAACGAAGAGTTTCATAATTGGGAGAATGAATAATGAGTAAAGAATACCTAATTAAGTTTGATGATTTTTTAGATAGCATGGCATCTAAAAAGTCGGGAATAGCCGACAAAGATTATGAAATAATACATAAGATTTACACTAAGTATTTAAAGGAGAATGAATAATGGATAACATACAACATAGATTATTTTTTTATGAGAACAAATTTAATGCACTTGTAGAGGAAATAGAAAGTGATGATGTTTTAAAAGAAATAGAAGGCAATCACTTGGCAGGGGTACTTGAACAAATGAAAAACCAAATAGACACTTATTTAGAGGGAAATAAAAAATGAAGTACGGAGAAGCACATAGACAATTAGTCGCCTTTGAGGTTTTTCAAGGCGACCATTCCTACATTGAATACTCGTGGTATTTTTTAGATACTACTATTAAAATGGATGACAGAATGCTAGTGAATGAAGTGTATGGCATAGACAAAGAAATAGATGCTTCCCGTCAAGACATTACAAATAAACAATGGAATAAGTATTGGATAGATGCGGAACGCACAGTTAAAGTACATAGTATAAAAGATATTCACCCGATTGAGTTCGGAGTGTTATTAGACTTAGGTATCGTAACACAATGAGCAAAGTAACCAAACACACCCGAGTACGAAAAATTGACGGGGCAGACGAGGCAAAACGACAAATATTTTGCCCAACATGTTCTGCTCCGACAGTAGTGTATCATTTTTCATGGAGTGCGATACAATGTGATTATTGCAGTAATATGATTAACAAGACCGATTGGGAGTTATGCGATTGAGCAAGAAACCCCAGAAAAAGAAGAAAGGAAAAGTTCCCATGTCTATATTTATAGGAATAGCGATTGGTAGTTTTTTAATAGGACTACTAGGATAGTGAAGGTATTGGATTTATTTTCAGGGATAGGCGGCTTCAGTCGAGGTTTAGAAGCTGCTGGTCCCTTTGAAACGATAGCTTTTGTAGAGTACGAACCGTATTGCCAAGCGGTATTAAAGCACCATTGGCCCCGAACCAAGATATTAGGAGATATAAAGAATGTCAAAAAAGCCGATATCCCGACCCGACCAGATATTATTGTGGGAGGATTCCCTTGTCAGCCCTTTAGTGTCGCAGGCTCCCGACAAGCCCAAGACGACCCCCGACATCTCTGGCCAGATATGTTTAGACTTATCCAGGAACTACGGCCCGATTGGGTTATTGGAGAAAACGTTGCTGGCCTCATCCACCTGGGCCTGGACGAAGTACTCACTGACTTGGAAAACGCGGGCTACACCACAAGGACGTTTAATATTCCAGCTTGCGCGGTCGGCGCGCCACACCAACGGTACCGACTTTGGATCATTGCGCACCGCCTTAGTGGAAGAGACCCCGAACCAACCCGACCCGAACAACAAGGTTTCGACTTCGGAGATGTGGCCGACACCGAACGCACGCGATTGGAAGGATTCCGTGAACAAGGTGCCACCATCAGTGGGGAAGACACGCGGACATTCTCTGGGGCAGAAAGTAGCAGCCGAAAGAGAATTATATCCAACGCCAACGACCCGAGATTGGAAAGACACGGGGAATTTACAGAACACCCAACAAAGGAAGGACGGACGAATACGCAACGACAGTCTTCCGAGAGTGATAGCACAACAAATCTTTCCGACTCCGAACGCGTGGGACGGGAAACGGGGTCCGCAGAGCATGAAAACTTTGCGAGAAGGGAATCATCAAGTGAATTTAATAGATGCGATAGTACACGACAAGACGAAACCTTCGCCGAAGGGTGGTGGGAGTCTGAACCCCAAGTGGGTCGCGTGGCTCATGGGATACCCCACCGAGTATCTCAGCTCAGTTCCTTGGGAAACTCGGTCGTCCCGCAAGTCGTCAAAGAAATCGGATTAGCAATAATGGAGGCAGAACGTGGCAAAAAAACGTGATTTTTTAATGGAATTGGACTGTATAGAAGGAGCCTTGGCCGAAGCACGAAGGTTATATTTAAAAGGAACCAACCCACAACAGATTCTAAATGAAATGAAAGTTGACAAAAAAGCAGATAGTTGGATAATAACGGTAGCACACATGGCCGGATGGTGGTACCGTTACCGCGACAAAGATAAAGGAAATACATGAGAGTTTTATCATTAGGAGCAGGAGTTCAAAGCAGTGCATTAGCTTTAATGGGTGAAAAAGGAGAAGTCCCAAAGCCAGATTGTGCTATTTTTGCCGATACCCAGGCCGAACCTAAAGCTGTATACGACTGGCTTGAATGGTTACAAACACAATTATCTTATCCCGTGCATATAGTAAGCCATGGTGATTTGTACCAGGAAATGATTGATGTGGCAGAGGGTACAAGTAAGTATAAGTTTTTAAATGTTCCAGTGTTCACGATTACAGGCGAGCGATACAAAAAAGGTTTATTAAAAAGGCAATGTACTACGCACTATAAAGTATTGCCTGTCAATCAAAAGATTAGACAACTTTTAGGAGTAAAACCCAGACACAAAGTTCCTAAAGATGTCAAGGTACAATTACAAATGGGTATCTCATACGATGAAATGGTACGTATGAAACGCAGTCGGTTCCCGTATGTAACGAATGAGTTTCCTTTAATAGAAAAACAATTACGCCGTCATGACTGTATTGAGTGGATGGAAAAACATAATTACCCTACACCACCACGATCAGCGTGTATCTTTTGTCCTTATCATACAAATACAGAATGGAGACGCGTAAAAGAAAACAAAGAAGAATGGGATAAAGTAGTAAAGTTAGACCATGCTATACGTAATGCTACAAAAAGAACAAAAGACGAAGTGTTTTTGCATTCAGATAGAATTCCTATTGACCAAGTTGATTTAAGTACGTGGGACGAATTAGGACAACCAGATTTATTTTTCTATAACAAAGATGACTTCGGTCAACTTAATAACTGTGATGGGATGTGCGGTGTTTGAATATAATTGTACGCTAAGAAGGGTCGTGGACGGGGATACAATTGACGTGGATGTAGATTTAGGATTTAAAGTTACGTTAGCTAATGAAAGAATTCGTTTGCAAGGAATAAACACTCCAGAATCACGCACCCGTAATTTAGAAGAGAAAGCCCTAGGGTTAGCTGCAAAAGCACGTTTAAAAGAATTATTACCTAAAAAGTTTACAATACAAACTATAAAACAGGGAAAAGGAAAATTTGGGCGCATCTTAGCGATACCTGTGGTAGAGGGACAAGACATTTGCGCAAAATTAATTAGCGAAGGTCATGCTAGAGAATACCACGGCGGAAAAAAAGAAGTTTGGACTCCTTGGACCGTGCCTAGTGCTAAAAACTTTTAATGATCTACAAAGATAGCATCTAATTCATACCCCATTGCCTGGAGCAACAGTTCCATTTTATATATAGAAGGTTCTGAAATCTTTTTTCGCTCGTAATTTTCTATGGTAGACACGCCTACACCAGATTCTTCAGCTAATTGAACACGAGATAAACCAGATTTTTGTCGAAGGTCAAAAAGAATAGAGGCCCAATGTTCTTGTTTAGGCTTAGGAGAATCACCCATAAAAGCATCTTCTCCCCAGGACTTATCTTTTTTATCATCAATCAATAAACAAACCTTTAATTTATAGTAGGCTTCTTTTTAGAATATTCTTCTATAATTCCTTCAAAACTATCGTCCCTGCCCAAAGCTAAACCTAACGTAATATGCTGCAAACGCGCCATTAAATAAGCTGCTTCTACAAGCCCCATATCTTTACTTGCTAACTCTAACGCAAGTCTAAACAGAGTAACAACTTTTAATTCTTCAGAAATAGTTTTAGAACGAGTAACAAACTCTTCTGTTTCTTCATAAAAAGTAATAAGTTCCTTGGGCTCAAAGTCAAGAGGCATGATTTTTATACACTTCACGTAATAATTCTACGTCGGAAGGTAAATCATCTGCTAATTCTACAAGAAAAGCTATTTGTTGCGCAGGGGACCTATGACTTGTCTTAGACAATTCTTTTAAACGTTCCCATGTACTAATTGGTACTGCTACACTTTTGTATTTATTTATGTCTGGCATTATAAACTCCTTATGTTAGCCATTGTTTAAGTTCTTCACCCATAACCACACTGGCTATATCCATTTTACTTCTTAAAGACTTCACTATTTTTTCATCAATAGTTTTTTCAGAAATAAGATCAATGTAGGTGACGTGTTTAGTTTGACCAATGCGATGGCACCGGTCTTCGGATTGCATACGTACAGCTAAATCAAAACTGTTTGCGAAATACACAACAGTTTCAGCGGCAGTTAACGTAATACCATAACCACCTGTTTGCGGGTTGCCTATAAAAAATCTGGCCTCTCCGTTTTGAAATTTCTCTACGGCTTCACTTCGTTCTTCGTCCGTTGTATCACCGTAATAACTAACAACAGACCCTGGTCCGTAAACTTTTGTTAAAGCCTCACTAATTCTTTTAATGTCATAACGAAAACGAGACCAAATAATAACCTTACCAGAAATATCTTCTAAACACTCTAATAATTCTTTTAAACGATTATCTTTTATATCCACGGTTTTACCTTCGTCCGTTTTCGTATGCCCTGACAACACTTGTTGTAATCTTATTAACTGGGTCATGACGTTTGGGGCTGTAAGAAAGTCATCGTCCCCCAAATGTGCCAGAGCATATTCCTTTATCTCGTTATATATGCGTGCTTGATCGGGAGTCAATTGAACTTGCCTTTGCGTGTAAATCTTGTCCGGCAAGTCCAAACACTCTGATTTCATGACACGAGAAGAAAATGTTTTAATAATATTTGATAGGTCCTCAAGATTACGGTACCCTACCAACATATTAAAAGAATGTGATCCAACGGATCTTTTCTTCAATATTGCATAACGATGTTGGAATTGAAAGTAATTATCCCCTACATCTTCCCCTAATAAAGAAGGATGTAAGAAATTACATTGCGCCCATAAATCCATAGGCGATTGTGTTACAGGAAGGCCAGTAAGTATACGCTTATACTTAGCTTTCTTTCCTATTTTAATAACGGCTTTTGTACGACGAGCCTTTGGACTTTTAATAGCTGTAGATTCATCAATAGCTAACAAACAAGTCCCCTGGTCCAATACTTTGTCTAAAAACCGTGTGCCTTTAGGCGATGAAAGAGCTTCTATATTCATGACCAAAACTCGTAAATGATCTGTTTCTTTAGGCTCTAACAACAACGCTAAATTTGTTTTTTGTTTTTTAGTAGGCGAAGAAGTCCAAATACAAACATCTTGCTTTATACGTTCAGGCATATGAAAAGGTATTTCAATAGTAGCCCAATTTCGATAAACCCCTTTAGGAGCAACAACAATAAACGTATCTATAAGACCACGTTCATAAAGTATGCCTGCATTATCAATGCAGACTTTAGATTTGCCCGTACCCATTTCCATAAAGTATGCCCAGTAAAGAGCACCCCATGATTGCTTTAAAACAGTTGCTTGGTGTTCAAAAGGTTTAGTTTTAAAAACATATTTCAATTATTTTTGTTTTTTCATTTGTTTTTTAAGTTGTTTAATCAAAGCCTCTTTATTTCGTCTTTTGTCAAGCTCTATTCCAATGGCACGACCTTTTATTTCTAATTCATTCTTATCCATGTTTTCTAAAGCTTTTTCTTCAGTTGAGCCAAATAACCAACTAAAAAAACTATTATTTTTTAACTCCATAAGTCCTCCATTTGTTATGTATCATAGGTTTATTATAGTATATCTACCATGAAAAAGTATGATATGCAAATTATTTTCTTTACAAGCATAATAATATATATTACTTTTAATCTTACGTAGAAATCGAAGGAGAATTTATGACAAAGAAAGTTTATGTGGCGCAAGAAAATCCAAGAGTGGATATTGTTTCAGCTACACAGTGGGGAGATTTAATTCCTCTGACAAATCAATCCGATCAATTACATCTTAATCCAGGCAGACTTGTGGAACAAATTAAACGTAAGCTGCGGACTTTTGATGAAAGTGATTGGTTGTTAGCAATAGGCGACCCCGCAATAATAGGTGTTGCTTTTGCAATCGCAGCCGATGCAAACTCAGGTAGAGTAAACATTCTTAAATGGGATAAAATAGAAAGACTTTATTATCCTGTTCGTTTGTCTATTCGAGGAGGCATTGAAGAACTTAACCATTAACCTGAAGAGGAGATACTATGACTATTGACAATAAGAATGACGTTTGGAACAACATTACAGCAGATGCAAAATCCTTTGAATCATTATCGACCGAAGGGGGAAAAGAATTAAGTGATTTAATTCGCGCTACTACTGACATGGATAAAAAGGTTTCAGACTTAGAAGAAGAGTTAAAAGCCATTCGTGTGCAACGTCAAAAATACTTGTTTGACTTAATTCCGGCAAAAATGGTGGAAATGGGTATGGATAAAGTTGTTGTGGACGGAAGTTCCGTTTCATTATCAAATTTTGTTCAAGCTTCTATGCCTAAAGACCCTATAGATAAAACTAATGCTTTAAATCATTTACGTGAAATAGGGTGTGAAGATTTTATTAAAAATAAAATAGAAGTTTCATTTGGAATTAATGAGGATAACAGTGCTAAAGCCTTACAAGCAGACTTAGACGAAAGGGGTTTAGACACGAGTGCAAGAATTTGGATAGAACCTCCAACTTTAAAAAAATTAATTAGAGAAAGAGTCGAAGCCAATCAAACAATAAACTTAGAGTTGTTCAATGCTTATGTTGGACAAGTAGCAAAAATTAAAGGAGAGAAATAATGACCGATAGTAAAATACCCGCAACATCAGACCTAATGAAAGCGTTTACTGAAGACTCAGGAAGTGGTTTTGAAGAAGTTACCAGTAGTGATATTCAGATTCCTTTTATTAGAATTATCCAAGCCCTTAGTCCTCAGCTAAAAAAGACAGACCCAGGGTTTATTCAAGGAGCTTCGCAAGGAGATATTTTTAATACAGTAACTAAAAAGTTTTGGACTGCTGAAGAAGGTATAGAGGTTATTCCTGTATACTATCAACTTAAACTTTTAGAGTTTATTCCTCGTACACAAGGAGGAGGTTTTGTAGGAGAGTTAAACTCTTCTTCTCCAGAAGTTCAAAAAGCCGTTAGAGATACGGATACTGGATTAGAATTACTTGAAAATGGTAATGAACTTGTGCGTACAGCTCAACACTATGTAAAAGTTATTCACGCAGACGGAAGTTTAGAAAACGCAATTGTTGACATGAAAAAAACGCAACTAAAAAAGTCTCGTGGATGGAATTCAATAATGATGATGCAGAAAAACAAAGGTGTAACTCTTCCCTCTTTTTCTAGTATTTATAAATTAGCTTCTACAGAAGACGGTAACGATAAAGGGTCGTGGCATTCATGGTCTATTAATCATGCTCGTCAAATAGATAGTATGGAGGCTTATACAGATGCTAAGTCAACGCACATGAGTATTAAAACCGGAGAGATGCGAGTAGCATTGCCAGCAGCAGATGCTATTTCTTCTGACGAAGTTCCATTCTAGTTGGATAGTGACCCTCTGCAAAGGGGGTCACACTTCTTATGGATAATAATGCAAAACGTTTCTTAGAACTATTTCAAGGGTTTACAGGGGCACATGGACAAACAGAGGTTTTAAAAAACCAACGTAACGGTAAACAACAAGCAAAATATCAAATTGTTCGTGAACCGTTAACCGTGGGACTTGTTCAAGCGCATTTGGATGGTAAGTTAGGAATAGGTAGTATTCCAATTGATGAAAACAATCAATGCTTATTTGGCGCTCTTGACATAGATGATTACAATTTAGACTTAACTAAAATAGTTAAAAATATTAAACGATTAAAGTTACCGTTGACCGTGTGCCGTTCTAAATCGGGCGGAGCACATTTTTATATATTCTTAAAGGAAAAAATATCTGCTTCTGAACTGAGGGATAGGTTGTCAGAATTTGCTTCTGCTCTGGGGTTTGGACAATGTGAAATATTTCCCAAGCAAGAAGAAGTAATAGTAGAACGTGGAGACGTAGGAAACTTTATTAACCTTCCTTATTTTAACAGTGAACATACTACAAGATATGCTATTCGTTCTAATGGTGACGATATTTCTTTAGAAGAATTTTTAACAAAAGCAGAAAAAAACAAAATTAGTTTTCAAGAATTAAAAAGTTTAGAGTTAGGGGTTAGTGCTGATATATTACCTCAAGGACCACCATGTCTGCAACAACTAACAGAGTATGGTGTTCCTGAAGGTGGTAGAAATATGGCGATGTTAAATGTCGGATTGTTTTATAAAATGTCCAGTCCGGATGCGTGGAAAGATTTATTAGAAAAGCATAATCAAAGTTATTGTAACCCACCACTTCCAGCAAAAGAAATTGTTACTATACAAAATCAATTAGAAAAGAAAGAGTATTACTATACGTGTAAGCAAGAACCTTTAAAAAGCCATTGCAATAAATCTATGTGCCGTTCTAGAAAATACGGAATAGGTTCGGGGCAAGCTTTTCCTACATTAGGAGGAGTAACAGTTGTTGAGTCAGAACCTCCTGTTTGGTTTATTGATGTAGACGGGGCTAGGCTAGAGTTAAGTACCAGACAATTACAGATGCAAGTAGACTTTCAAAGGGCTTGTATGGAACAAATGTATAAGATGCCCGCACGAATGAAAGACGATGAGTGGAGAGAGTTAGTAGATGTTTTGCTAAACACAGCAACAAGGATAGCTGTTCCTGAAGAATTAACACAAAAAGGTCAGTTTTATGAGTTAGTAGAATCTTTTTGCACTGCACGTTTACAAGCACGAAGTCCAGAAGAGATAGCTACGGGTAAACCCTGGACAGAAGAAGGTTTTACTTATTTTCGTTTAAGTGCTTTACAAGATTTTTTAAAAAGAAATAATTTTACGATCTATACCCGTGGTCAGATCACTGAAAGACTAAAAGAAATGAACAGTGGAGGAACTGCCGATAAACAGTTTAGGTTTAAAGATAATAAAGATAAATGGCAAACAGTCCGGTGCTGGTTTGTGCCTGAGATAAAAAAAGGTGAGATAGAATTACCAGAAGTAGCTTTTAAAGCTAATGATGAGGAGCCACCATTTTGAGTTTAACTGTGGTTCCTATATCTATTAGAGAAGCTAATGAATTTGTTTTAAATTTTCATAGACATAATAAACCTACCCAAGGAGGCAAATTTGCTATTGGAGCAAGTGTTAATGCTCTTGTAGGAGTAGCTATTGTAGGCAGGCCTATAGCACGTTTATTACAAGATGGAGTAACAGCAGAGGTTACAAGATTGTGCGTATTAGATGAAGCGCCTAAAAACACTTGTTCTTTTTTATATGGAAGATGTTGGAGGATTTGGCAACAAATGGGAGGTAGACGGATGATAACGTATACACTTCAAGAAGAGTCAGGAGCAAGTTTACGTGGAGCTGGATGGAAAATTACAGGAGAAAATAAAGGCGGAGGTTGGGATAGAGAAAAAAGAAAACGAGATTGGCAACCTGTTTATGGACAGTTAAAATTTAGGTGGGAAGTTTTTAATGAATGAAATAAAAACAATATTAGGTCCGCCTGGATGCGGTAAGACCCAGACGAATTCTAATCTTATTCAAGAGTATATCAAAGAAGGGGTTGACCCCAATAAGATTGCGTGTGTGTCTTTTACTAAAAAAGCTGCTACAGAAAGTAAAGAACGCGTGTGCAAAGATTGGAATATTGAAGAGGATCAACTCCCTTTTTTTCAAACACTACATTCAATGGCCTTTAAATCATTAGGGTGTAAACCTTCTGATGTTATTCGTTCTACTGATATAAAACATATAGGGTATGAAGTAGGATTAGATTTTAGTAGTAGCACTTCGGACGCTGAAAGTGATTTTGATTATATCGGTTACAAAAAAGGCGATGCCTATCTTAACATGTATCAACTGTCACGAAGTAAAAATAAACCTTTAGAAGATGTGTTTCAGGAAACAGGAGATTATAATCTAAATTACAGCGAACTTACACATTTAATAAAAGCTTATAAAAGTTATAAGAAAGCTAAAAACAAGATTGACTTTACCGATATGATAGAAGATTTTGTGTTGCAAGACTCTCCGCCAGATATAGATGTGTTGATTGTAGATGAGGCTCAAGATTTATCAACTCTACAATGGAAAATGATTGATGTTTTACGTAAGGGTCCTTCCACACAAATATTTACAGGAGATGATGACCAAGCTATAATGAATTTTCAAGGAGCTGATGTTAAAGCTTTTTTAAATGCGACAAAGGAAAAAGAAGTTTTGAGTCAATCTTATAGAATACCTCCTCCTGTTTTTGATTTAGCGCAAGCTATAGTGTCGCAAATAGAAGATAGAGCTCCTAAAAAATGGGAACCTAATCCTAAAAAAGGCTCGGTTAACTTTCATTTAAGACTTGAAGACGTTCCTATTGACGAAGGACAATGGACCATACTTGCACGAACCAATCGTATTTTAGATAGGTACGCAGCACAACTTATAAATGAAGGATGGATTTATAGTAGGAACGGTCATCCAAGCATTCCTAGAAAAAACTATGAAGCTATAGTAGCTTGGGAAAATTTAAGTAAGGGAAAAGAAATTACAATGCAAGAAGTTCGTACTATTTATTCTTTAATGAAAGTAGACGAAGGGTTTAAAAGAGGTTTTGGTCCAAGGTCCCAATCACTTTTAAATATAAACGGAGATAGATTGTTAAACATTGATTATTTACGTAGTGACCTGGGGTTATTGGTTGACGGAGAAAAAAGATGGCATCAAGTATTAGGAAAGATAGGGTTGCAAACACAAAATTATATTCTTAACGCTTTAAAACGTGGGGATAACGTAAAGTCTCCTAGACTTAAATTAAACACTATTCACTCTATGAAGGGTGGTGAAGACGATAATATCTTATTAGTTCCTGATATTTCTTATGCAGCTTATAAAGAATACGAAAGATATCCTTCAACAGAACATAGGGTTTTTTATGTAGGAGCAACAAGAGCAAAAGAAAACTTACACATTATGCAACCAGAAACAGAAAGGTACTATGATTTATGAGACCAAAAGAAATTTTAAAAGCAGCTTCGGAATTAGTAGGAGGCAAAAGAGCAGAACAACATGGTGACTATAGGCTTCTTCATGTAAGAGTTGCAAATTTATGGAGTTCATACTTAAATACAAAAATTACTCCTAAACAAGTAGCTTTTTGTATGACATTATTAAAAGTATCTAGGGACGAACAAGGCATTGTAAACCCAGATGACGGGTTAGACGCTACAGCATACACAGGAATTTGGGCAGCTTTATCTTTAGATTATGGAGATGAAGATGTATGAACAAGATTTATTTAATGAGCCTACGTGGGTTCCTCCTCTAGAACTCCCGGATTTATCTAAAGAAACAATTATTGCTATTGATGTTGAAACTAGAGACCCTCGTTTGTTATCACATGGGCCAGGGTGGTCACGTAATGACGGTAATCTTATAGGAATTGCCGTTTCTTCTTCCACATGGACGGGATATTTACCTATTGCGCATGAAGGCGGAGGTAACTTATCAAAAAACGTTGTTGTTAGATGGCTTAAAGATCAACTTAAACATGGAATGTCTGTAGTTTTTCACAATGCTCAATATGATTTAGGGTGGTTAGCAACGGAAGGTATTGAAATACCTGGAACTATCCTTGACACGATGATTGCTGCTCCACTACTAGATGAGAATAGATTTTCTTATTCTCTTAATGCATTAGGAGCAACGTATTTAGGAGAAAAGAAAAAAGAAGATGAATTACGAATGGCGGCTAGTCAACACGGAGTAGACGCAAAAAAAGATATGTGGAAATTGCCAGCTTCTCGTGTGGCAGCTTATGCAGAAACAGATGCACGCTTAACATTACAATTGTGGCATATTCTTAGAAAAAAACTTACGGAAGATAAATGCGAGCAAATTTTAGATTTAGAATTATCTTTGTTGCCTATAATATTTAAGATGCGTCGTCAAGGAGTTCGTGTAGATTTAGAAAAAGCCGAAGCTACTAAAAAATTATTATTAGGTAAAGAACAAAAACTTTTATTAGAGGTAAAAAAAGAAACAGGAGTGGATATTGAACCGTGGACCGCTACATCTTTGGCAAAAGCTTTTGATAAATTAAACTTGACATACGAAAGAACGGAGAAATCTGGTGCACCAAGCTTTACTAAACACTTTTTAAAAAACCATGAACACCCCGTAGCTAAAAAAATATTAGAGATAAGAGAGTATAATAAAGCTAATACTACTTTTGTTGAGACAATATTACAACACCAGTACAAAGGTCGTATTCACTGCCAGTTTCATCAACTACGATCTGGGGAGGGCGGTACAGTAACAGGAAGATTTTCTTCTAGTAGCCCTAATCTACAACAAGTTCCGGCAAGACATCCTGAAATAAAAGAATTAATAAGAGGCTTGTTTGTTCCAGAAGAAGGGTGCAAGTGGGGAAGTTTTGATTACAGTGCTCAAGAACCTAGGTGGCTTATGCATTATGCTTCACTTATACCAGACACAAGAGATAATCCACGTGTCAAAGAGATAGTTACTTCTTACCAAGAAGACGATATAGACTTTCATCAAATGGTAGCGGACATTGCAGGAGTAGAACGTAATTTAGCCAAGACTATTAACTTAGGAATTATGTATGGTATGGGTATTGGTAAGTTGGCGGGTATCCTTGGAGATATTCCCTTTGATGAAGCTAAAGCATTACGGAATGATTACGATGAGAAGGTTCCTTTTATTAAATCTATAGCTTCTACTGTAATGGCAGTTGCTACGGCTAAAGGAGAAATTCATACCTACATGGGTCGTAAATGTCGTTTTCCAATGCGAGAGCCTAAAGGGTTTGGAGGCTTTAAAAAATTCATACATATGGATCGTTTAGAAGAAGAGTGGGAAAATATTCAAGATACACCTTTAGAAGATCGTGAGAAAGATTGGCGCAAGAAAAATCCTACCAACTATCAAGTAGCTTTTACCTATAAAGCTCTTAATCGTTTAATTCAAGCTTCGTCAGCCGATCAAACTAAACGAGCAATGAAAGATTGCTTTGACCAGGGGCACTTGCCTATGATTACTGTTCACGATGAGCTGTGTTTTTCCGTAGAAGACGAAGAGCAAATTAAAAAGATTAAAAGTATTATGGAAAATTGTTTTCCAGAGATGAAAATTCCTTCTCGTATTGATGTAGGAGTGGGAGAAAACTGGGGTAAAGCAAAGTAGATGTTTCACGTGAAACATTAAAGCTTGCAAGACATTGGAAAAGATGGTACTCTAATAATGCTAGACAGCTATTTTATAGCTTCGGAAAACCAGGTATTTTAACGAATGCCTGGTTTTTTATTGTCCTGCAAGAGGATTGTTTAAAGCTCTGGTTAACATTTCTCGGAGCCTAGTTTCCAGGTCTTTTAATTTGACATCTATAACTTCATTACGTCTAACGGCATCGGATTCTATAGCCGTACGCTTACCGTCAAAGCG